CGCTTATCAATACCATTGAACATGAGTTCTTGTCTGTTATTGGTGATTTTACCAGTTGCAATATTTGTTGCTGCCTTTGCACCTGTAATAACTTTATCAGCAGCACTGCTCGCTAGGTTTTTAGCACCTTCTAATGCTCTACTACCGGCATCACCCAAATCAAAATTTCCACCTGTAATTTTATCAATCGCACCACCTGTTCCAGTAATGATTTTACTAATTTCTTCATCACTGTAACTTGCCGTATGGGATACAGATACTTGGTTTGGCATATAGAGTTGGATAGATGCAGCCAATCTTTTGGTAGGCGCTCTTTCAATTGATAGAGTAGACGATTCTCTAGATACATCCGAACCCCTACCAGTTCTAGCGTTGAAACTTCCCTTTGGGAAACTAACTTTAGACTGTTCTTGCACATTGATGAAGAACTGAACATAGTGTCCAGTGCGCTCAGTATTCCCAATGTCTATGGGGTAGTTAAGATCACCACCATAAACTCTTTTATAGTTGGCATTGTTAATAGCGTTGTGTGCGTTACCCATCTAAATAGTCCTATAACCTGTGAAAGTATTTATACCGCATCATGTCATACAAAGGACGATATATTCCATCTAAACCACAAAAATACAAAGGCGATTCTTCTAAGATTATTTATCGTAGTCTATGGGAACGCAAGTTTATGGTATATTGTGACAAAAGTGATAACATACTTGAATGGGGGTCAGAAGAGGTTATTATACCATATCGTTCACCACTAGACGGCAGATTGCACCGTTATTTTCCAGATTTCTATGTCAAAGTCAAACAGGCAAATGGTTCTGTTAAGAAGATGATTATTGAAGTCAAACCAAAGGCACAATGTGGCCCACCCAAACCACCATCACGCAAAACCAAAAGATTCATACAAGAAGTTCGCACTTGGGGTGTCAACAAGGCCAAGTGGGAGGCGGCACTAGAATGGTGTGCAGATAGAAACATGGAATTTAAGATACTTACTGAGGATCATCTAGGTTAATCGTATAAATAGAAGTATGACATACTTTGATGACTTACTAGAAAAGACAGGTGGCAAGGAACGCTCAGTTCGCTGGTTTAGAGATAAAATCAGAGAACTAGGAACACCTCCGGCAAGACAACTGGTCAGTGAGGGGTTGGTAACAGGGCGTCCTAGTTTAGGCAGAATGAACTTCTTTTACTATGATGCAAAGAATAAAGCAACCCTACCGTATTGGGATAGGTTTCCATTGGTATTGCCCATTGAGGAATACAGAGATGGTTTCTTAGGGTTGAACTTTCATTACTTGTCTATTCCAATGAGACTTAAACTACTCAATGTGATTTCTGAGTATGCAACAAACGATAGAATGGATGAAACAACCAGAATTCGTTTGACTTGGAATCGTATTAAAAGAAACCCAATAGTCCGTCCTACAGTGAAAAGATATTTGGCAGATCATGTTCAGTCAACCTTTCGTGTTATTACAGCAGAAGAGATGATGGCGGCAGTATTACTACCAGTGCAGAGATTTGTTCCTACAGGTGTCGAAAACAAAGTCTATGCAGATTCACGGCGTATGGCAAATGCGCCTAGGAGACCCCAATAATGGCATATAATAATATCGACAACTTTGTTGCTAGTATATCAGATACAGGCATTGCTCGTCCTAATAGGTTTGAGGCAGAAATTCTTTTTCCTAACGCTGTAGAATCAGTATATGGAGGTTCTGGTAAAGCAGTATCTATTCGGGTAAAATCTTTAACCTTGCCTGGCAGAAACATTTCCACAGTAACAAACGATACAATTTATGGCCCAACGCATGAACTTGCCGCTGGACTAACATATGCTGATGAAATCACCTTTACTTTCATTCTGTCTGGTGATTTGAATGAAAAGAAAAGGTTTGATAGATGGCAACACTGGATTTATAGTCCAAGAACATTCAATATGAACTTCTATGAAGAATACATCTCTACCATTAACATCTATCAGTTAAATGAAAATAATGAAAGAGTGTATGGTTGTCAAATAAGGGAAGTATTCCCCAAGTCAATAAATCCTATAGAATACAGTAACGATACAACAAGCACTGCATTAGATTTGCAAGTTTCCTTTGCGTTTAGAGAATGGGTAGAATTGGACGGTTTTGGTAACTCACCAAACAATCCAGCAATTAAAGAAACTGCCCCAACAGCGTATTATCCATCAAAACCTATTGATAGGGTTGCGAGAGCAGAACAACATGGCAAAGAAACAATAAAGGAAATTCAAGCACAACAAGAACAACTGGTTAAGGAACTTGAAGAAAGCCGGTGGAAGTTTCCTTGGCAGTAAAAGTCAGATAAATAATAACACATTATGAGGAGTATATAATATGGCATTACCATTGCTAAAAACGCCAAAACATGAATTGACAATTCCATCCACAGGCGAAACAATTGAATACCGTCCATTCCTAGTTGGAGAAGAGAAAGCACTTCTTCTTGCATTAGAGGGTGGTGAAGATAAAGACATTAGTGAAGCAGTCATGCAGACTGTATCACAATGCACATTTGGAAAACTGGATATTAAGAAGATGCCGATGTTTGACATCGAATACATCTTTCTCAATATTCGTATGAGGGCAGCAGGTTCTAAGGTAACAGTAAACCTATTATGCCCAGATGATAATGAAACATATGTGGAAACAGAAATAGATTTAGAAGATGTAAAGGTATTTTTTCCAGAAGGACACGATAGTAACATCAGACTGACAGACGATATTGGAATAGTTTTAGACTATCCAAATATTAACATGACAGGCGATCTTATGGGTGTTGGTGCAGACACAGCATGGACAATCATTAAGAGATGTATTAGACAAATTTATGATACAGAAAATGTCTATGAGCGTGCCGATATGGATGAAAAGGAATTGGATGAGTTCTTGGGGCAGTTGGATGCAACTATGTTCAAAAAGGTTGAACACTTTTTCAACACAGTTCCAAGACTACAACATGAAGTGACAGTGACAAACCCAAAAACTGGTAACGAAAATAAAATTATGATTGAGGGGTTACAGAATTTTTTCGGATAGCCCTTTCACATGATAACCTAATGAATTATATGAAGGTGAATTTTGCTTTAATGCAACACCACAAATATTCATTAAGAGAGTTAGAGGAGATGTTGCCATGGGAAAGGGAGGTCTATCTTAATATGTTATTGCAACATATTGAAGAAGAAAACATGAGAATGAGACACAATAAATTACAAAATCAAAAATAAAGAGGTCTTAAACATGGCAGAGGCAAAAACAGTAACCGTAGATGAAGAGGTTGCGAAAAAAGATACTAACGGTGATGGACACATTTCCTTAGAAGAATTGGAGATGGATTTGGAATTCAAAAGAAAAGCGCTTGAAGATGCAGATGCTCGTAGAGATGCTATGCGTCAGATGGCATGGTTTGCGTTATTTGGTATGCTATTATATCCATTTGCAGTAGTAATTGCGAATTGGATTGGTCTTGAAAGTGCCGCAAAGATACTAGGTGATATGGCCGCAACATATTTTGTTTCTGTTGCTGCAATTGTCGCTGCATTCTTTGCTGGTAATGCTTACGCAGATAAAAAGAAGTAAGGTAAGATAAATGGCCCTAGCAGATGTAACCAAAAAACTTTCTGAAGTCACAGCAGAAAATGTTGCAGAAACACAAAAACTAAACAAGTCAAATGTAACTCTTCGTGGACAAGTTGTTGACTTGAAAAGTGCAGTGCAAAATTCAGCAAAGGCGACAAAGAGAGTTGAGTTCTTAGAAGATTTATTGGATAAGAACAATGTTGGTTTAGCAGACACATTTAAGGATACACTTGCAGGGCCACTAGGAACACTTGCAGACGCCATTCCTGGCAAAGCGTTTCTATTACCATTTCTAAAACTTGCCGCACAGAGAACTCCACTAAAAGGTATATTGGAGCGTAGAAGAGATGCCGCTCGTGATAAACTACAAACAACAAAAGCGTCTACTGCAATAGAAGCATCTGGACAAAAATTCAATAATGAAGAAGAGAAACAAGCAGCAATCGAAAGATTGAAACTTGAGATGCAGAAAAAAGAACAAGAGGTTCAGATTGCAGAAAAGAATAAACAAATATCTGAAATGCTTGGACTTGAGATTGATAAGTTTGAATCAATTGTTGGTAAGACTGAAGAAGTTCAAGAACAAGTAGATGAAATTGCATCTAGTGGTTCTGGTGGCGGTGCCGCAGTTGCCGAAAGTGGTGGTGCCGGTGGTGCTGCGATGGTTGAAGAACAAAGGGATGCAGAAAGAGCATCTGAGCGTAGACACCGTGAACTTATTGATGCACTAAAAGGTGGTGCTGGTGGTGATGCACCGGCAGATACAGGTAAGGGTGCGAATGGGCCTCTAAAAGGTGTTGGTGGTGTTATCAAATCTATTGGACAGGGGTTCAAATATCTAGGCAAAAATCTTGCGAGTATTGCCAAAGGTGCTCTTGCAATGGGATTGATGGGAGCATCACTTATTCCATTTGCTATATCTGCAAAGATGTTCAATGATGTAGAATGGGAATCACT